CGTTTGATTATATGGGTAGAACAATTAAAGGTTATGCTAATAATCCCTTCAGAAATTTTAGAGTAGAAGGTGACAAACAATTTTTAATAGATTCTATGAGAGCAAAACCAGGTCCGGCTTGGGATGACTTTAAAGAAGCAATCAACAACGGTTCCATTTTTGCGATAATCACCGCAAGGGGTCACAACCCAAAAATCATTAAAGAGGGTGTATACAATTACATCATTAATAACTTTGAGGGTATTGATAAAAAAACGTTATTAAAAAACTTAAAAAAATATCGTGATTTTGTGGGTGAAGAAGAAATGACGGATGAAGAGTTGATTCGTTCTTACTTAGAACTCAACAAATATAATCCGGTAAGTTTTGGTGAGGGTTCCGCGGCAAACCCTGAAGAACTTAAGGTAACGGCTATGGAAGATTTTGTGAGATATGTGAAATCCATGGCGGCACTTTTACAAAAAAGTGCAATACTTAAAAAAGATATTGCCAATAAATTTTCTCCTAGAGTACCTTTAATAGGCTTTTCAGATGATGATATTAAGAATGTAGATGTAATGAAGAAACATTTTGATAAAATCAAAGAACCAATTAAGATATATTCTACTAAAGGAGGAATTAAAAAAGAATACTAGAACTAGACCTAGTGAAGATATAGTTTTTTCAAAAACAAAGTAAAGGGAAAAATTTTCACACAGGTAGTATTTATAATAAAAGATAAAAAATTTAAAGAAATTAAAACAACATGGCTGACTTATTAATGAAAATGCCCATACCTTACGAACCGAAGCGTCAAAACCGCTTTATCCTAAGGTTTCCTTCTTCGTTAGGTATTAACGAATGGTTTGTTGAATCAACAAAACGTCCATCAATCAAAATTAATTCAACTGAGATTCAGTTTTTAAATACATCAACATTTGTTGCAGGTAGATTTAATTGGGATGAAATTCCGGTTACCTTCCGTGACCCAATTGGTCCATCTGCGGCTCAAGCTCTTATGGAGTGGGTTCGTTTACATGCTGAATCAGTAACAGGTCGTATGGGTTACGCTGCGGGTTATAAAAAAGATATTGACCTTGAGATGTTAGACCCAACAGGTGTTGTTGTTGAAAAATGGATTTTGTACGGAACATTCCTTACAAATGTGGATTTTCAAACCCTTAACTATTCCCAAGATGGATTAGCAACAATTTCTTGTAGTTTAAGACCTGACCGTTGCGTTTTAATTTACTAATTTCTATTTATTTACTTTTTTAAATCAATATATTTAACCGTAGAACCAAACTCTACGGTTTTTTTATTATGGAAGATATATCACAATACGGACAAGAAAATTTCTCAATGCCACATGACGTGGTTCAATTACCTTCAAGAGGTATTTTTTATAAAAACAAAAAAAGCTCTGTCAAGGTAGGATACCTAACCGCTGCAGATGAAAACATTTTGATGGGAAGAAGTGACGATGTTACTATGCAACTTCTTAGAAATAAATTGTATGAACCCGGTATGAAACCTGAAGAGTTGTTGGAGGGTGATATTGAGGCGATTTTAATTTTTTTAAGAAACACTTCTTTCGGACCTGAAATGGAAATGTCTTTAAAAGACCCTGTATCAGGTAATGAATTCAAAACACAAGTTTTGTTGGATGAATTAAACATTAATAAAGGGGTTGAACCTGATACTGATGGTACATTTTCGGCGACTTTACCTGTTTCAGGTGTTCAAGTTAAATTAAAACCACTTACTTATGGTGATAGTTTAGAACTTAGAAAAATATTTGAATCATACCCACAAGGTAGGGTTGTTCCAAGAGTTACGATGAGATTAGTAAAAGAAATTCAAAGTATTAATGGAAACGCTGATAAGGGTGAAATTACAAAATTTGTAGAGCAGATGCCAATAGCTGACTCTAAATTCATTAAAAAATTTATGAATGAAAATGAACCAAGATTGGATATGGAAAGAATTGTTATGGCCCCGTCAGGAGAAAAACTCACAGTGAATGTTGGGTTTGGGGTCGAATTTTTTCGTCCTTTCTTCTGATTATAGAAAGTCTCAAATAGACGAATTTTATTATTTGAAGACGTTACTTGGTGTTTCATACCAAGAATTTTTGATTATGCCTATCTTTATTAGGAAGTATCTTTTGAATAAATGGATTGAAGATAAATCTCAAAAATAACAAAAGAACCTATTTATTTAGAAATTCAACATGAGTATCAACAATCCGAATGATTCTAATAGTATGGGCGATGTTTTCAAAGCATATCAAGATGCTCTGAATTTTAAAGATACCGTAAATAGTATCTATAATGGTATTAATAACATCAATAGTTCTTTAGGTGAGAATAGAATAAGGGCTGTTGAGTTTTCAAATGCTATTAGTGATTCAGCTTCAAGTTTAACACGCGTAGGAGCCGAATTATACCAGATAGACGACACTATTACCGCTATTAGTGAAGGGGCTCGTAGAAATGTTATAGAATCAACCAAGACTATCACAGAAATTTATGCTGCGGCAGAACTTATTGGATTACAAGGTGGAGACATTGTAAGACTTGTTGATAATTTCCAAGCGGCGGGATACGAAATATCACAAGTTGGGGAAACAGTTGCCGAATCCATTGGATATGTTCAAAGTTTAGGACTTAATTCAAGAAAAATCATGGAAGACGTTGTCAATAACATGGAATACATGAATAGGTTTAATTTTTCTGATGGTGTTGTTGGATTAACAAAAATGGCTGCACAGGCATCTATGTTACGATTTAATATGGCAACCACCGCAAAATTCGCTGACAGTGTTATGAATCCACAAGGTGCTATTGAAATGGCATCTGCGTTCCAAAGATTGGGTATTATGTCGGGTGATTTGGTTGACCCGTTTGTGTTAATGGACAAAGCAATTAACGACCCTGCAGGATTACAGGACAGTCTTATCAATATGACTAAGCAATTTACAATGTTTGATGAGAAGACTCAATCATTTAAAATTGCGCCGGGTGCTCAAAGACAAATTAAAGAAATAGCCGAAGCTGCGGGAATGACCGCCGCTGAATTTACAAAAACCGCCTTATCCGCAGCTGACATGGATAGAAGACTTGGTCAGATTAATCTTGGTATTAATGCAACTGAAGAAGAAAAAATGTTGGTTGCCAACATGGCTAAGATGGGTACAGGTGCTTTCAAAGGTGATTATGTTGTTCAGATTAAAGACGATGAAGGCAAGGACCAAACAAAAAGGTTAAGTGACTTACAATCACAAGAATTCCAAAAATTAAGGGAAATTCAAGAAAGTGCGCCAAAAACAGTTGAAGACATACAAAGAGCACAACTTGGTGTTTCTAAAACTATAGAACAGGATATCAAGGCATTACCAATCCAAATTGGATATGCTATTGGCGGACAATCAGCAATTATTAGAGGTGCTGAAGCACTTAAAAGAGTTGGTGACGATTTAGCAGGTGCCTTATATTCTGAAGGAGTTTTAGGCAGTGGTGAAGATACAAGAAAATTCTTTGAAACTGTAGGTGATGGATTTAAAGATTTATTGGTAAAAGCGTCAAGAGGTGATGTAAATGCCCTTGAGGAAGCTACAAAAAGAGTTGAAGAGAAATCAAATGAACTTAGTAGTAGTGTAGTTTCTAAATTTATGAATTTTGCATCTCAACTTGGTATTGAAAAACCAAGAAGTGGTGAAGAAAGTTATTATAATGAGAAGATTGCTTCCGCTGTTGATAAGGCTAGGAAAAGCATGGGTAAAGATGTTGAAGTAAATCAACAAAAAGATGTTAATATTAATGGTCAAGTAAGATTTGTAATTGATGCCCCTGTAGGTGTTGATACCGCCAGACTTACACAATATGTTCAAAGTCCTGAATTTAGAAATGCGTTAGTAAAAGTTCTTGGTGAAATTGATGAAAATGGTACTAAACCACTTTCATCAAGAAAATAAAATTTTGATATCTGTATTTATAGAATAAAATAGTATGCCAAGTTCATTAGATTTTCCTAGTTCCGAGGTTTTTAGAAAGAAACTTATTGTTAGGAACCTTGTGCCATACAAAAAGTCGCCATCAAGTATTACCCCTCCGATTAACTATGAGACAATCCTTAGGGATATGGCTCCTACGGACAGTAATGATGCGTTAATTGACACATCTGTTTTTGCTAACCAAGTATATCCACTTAACCAATATGGTAGAGATGGTGGATATATTCAAGTACCGGATGTTAACACCCTTAAGAATACAAACTCAAACGAGGGAGAATACGATTACAGCGATGCAACAATCCTCAACGAAGCTCAACAAGCTGCTCGTACAGGTTTTCCTGGTATTCAAGGTGCTTGGTTACCACTGAACCCATTTGGTGGGACAAACACACAGAATCAACTATATGATTCAGGATTGTTCTTTACCCAATTAGAAATTTTACAAAACAGACATGGTAGAGGTTCCAATAACCAACCATATCCTAATACATTTAATGCTTCATCATATA